CCAATATTATCTGGTTATCATGCCGTCGACTTGGAAGAACGTTGAAAACTATCGAACTAGTCGTGGTGTGCGGGGGGGGCGTGAGGTGCACGCTCGTCAAGCGAGGGAAGAGCGAAGGCAGGCCAACAGCGTTGCATCCGGTTCGTATTTATCGTTACCGGATACAGCGTCCATAACACCAACTTTGGTTAAAAGTGTTGAGCCCAAATTCGTGGAAAAGTGGACAGGAGACTTCGTGATAGCGGAGCTTCTTGCGTATCTCCGAACGTTTACGTATGTCAACACTCGTACTCGTTATACGCCGCAACATCTCATGCATCTAGCAACTGCATGGCATCATGACAACAAACATCATATGCCGAGACCCTTGGACACAACATCTGGGTTTGAGGAGATAGCTTGGGTAGTAATACCCAAGGTTATGGTTGCGTCGCGCGGAGAGGTTCATTTTCTCGATGAGGTTTACGGCAATGAGGCCGCCGTTGAATCCATTCGAGTTATGAACGATGCCGCCGCCCTTATGGTCGATAGCCGATCTCAATCCGGCAATCGTCTTTGGGCGGTTTGGTTGTTGGTAGCTATCCTGTATTTTACCACCATCGGTTGTGGTTGGTTTTATGCGGGATTTGGTTTGGTTGAAGGGCTTGTTTCAACAATAGCTCTAGTGATATCACTCCTTGTTGCCACCATCTATTGGCGTCGCGCTCCACTTTCCGCCCCAATCGCTTATTGTGATTGAGGTGGCCCAGTACGGACGCCCGGTGTTTGCGCTTTTCCAAAGGAGTTGGAAAGTACAGCAGCTGAACACGTCGGGGCGCGTCCGCCACCGTGCTGGGAGCATAATAGCAAGCGTCATCTGATCCGGTTTGTGCCACCAATACCTGGGTTGTGGGCTTGTCTTGTGCATGCGTCATGCGTCTGCAATGAAATCGTTAGTGCCACGAACCGTGTGCTTGGGGTTGTACCTTTGCCCACGGTCCGTGGCATTAGAGAGATTAGGACGCAAGTTAAGAAGCTCGCTCGCCAGTGTGGTAAGCTTGTCCCCTGGGACCTCGAAAGGACTACTGAGTCTTTTCGAGGCCCTAGAAAGCGACGCTACCAACTCGCTCGCGAGAGTCTCAACCAGAAGGGTCTCAACCGCCGTGATGCTAAGATTTCCTCCTTTGTAAAAGCGGAGAAGTTCGATCCAGCGGTTAAGACCAATCCGGACCCACGCATGATACAAGCACGTGACCCTAGGTATAATTTAATGATAGCACAGTTTCTTCGCCCTGTAGAACATTTTATATATAATTTAGTAGGGCCAAGTGGAGGACGGATGGTTGCCAAGGGGATGAATCAGGAGCAACGAGC